CACTGCATCAATCCCTGCACCTATCTCATCTTTCAATATCTTAAGACTTGCTTCATTCATTTACTAATTCTGTATGTATTACTTTATCATTATAATATTTATTTGGTTCAATTGATAGTATACGATAGAACTTGTTGTCAAACTTAATACGCATTGTCTCTACAACATCGGTATAATATCTAACAATGAATGTTTTATATACAGTATAGAATATCTCATCGTTTTCTGTTGTTCTAGAACCTGAATCATATCTAACATTTGCACGTACTTCTCTTACAAACTGATATTCTGTCTGTTGGTCACCATAACTAGTTGTAGTTGTAACTGGTTCCCATATTTCGATTTTCTCGCGTAGAATTCCTGCTTTCATTAGTGGTAGTTACGATATAATTTTATCATTAGAAATACAGCATCTGGTATTTCATTTTCTCCAGAACCTCTATTATCATATAGATATTCAACTATCATCTTCATTGCGTGTCTTAATGGGGATGGTAGTACACCATTGTTATCAGATACAACATCAGCAAGCAATTTATCTATGTACTGTTCAACTAACTGTTCTGCTGTATCACCTAATGAAGTAATAAACTCATCGTCATCATGGAAATCTGCATCTACAATAAGTTGTTTCTTTAATTCGTCTAATGTTAGATAATTCATTGTATTATGTATCTTATTTTTAGATTTATGAAAAGTGGGGAATTGGGATCATCACCCTATCCCCACATGGCAAAATTAAAATTTAATTTAATATGAACTAAATGTTATATTAAGTATCATTAATTTAATATGAACTAAATGTTATATTAAGTATCATTAATTTAATATGAACTATTGCTTACTGTGTCTTAGTCTATGATTAACCAACAACAGAAGTTTGTCCGAATGCGAATGCAGCAGAACGAAGAACTTTTGCATCAAAGTAAGCATTGATTACTAAACGAACGCAACCGTTTACTGCTTGTGTGTATTCATCAATTGTAATATCGATGTTACCCCAAGATGCAATTGCTAAGTTAGAGAAGTCACCATATACGAACTTGTTGTTAGCAACATTAGATGTAGTGATAGCTGGAACACCATCAACTTCTCCACCTTCGTATACTAATTGAGTATTCTTACTTGACTTAGCCATAGAACGTAATTCTGCTTTAGCACCAGTAGAAAGTAAGTACTTCATTTGGCCATAAACGTTTGCATTTTCAACAGTTGCTTCAAGTTGACAGATCTTAGCAAATGTATCAGTTGTAGTAGGAGATACATTATAGAAGATACCAGCTGGTTGTGTAGCTGTACCTGCAGCAGCACCTAAGATTGTAGCTTCTAACTTGTCATTCAATGCATTAACAATATCTCTACGGATAGCAGCTTCAACACCGATTGTGTCTTGATAGATTAATTGCTTAGAGATATCAACATATGCAGTAAGACGTTTTGGTTGCATTAATACAGTTGTAAATTCATTTGAGCTAGCAGAAGCTGCAGCAACTTCACCTGCCCATCCAACAGTACCTTTACCCATGATAGGGATTTGGATATCACCTTGTGGTAAACCTGGGTAGAATTTAACACCTAATTTAGCAAGTACAGAATTTGCATAAAGTGGTTCAAGTATACCTTGTATTTCAGTTTCTACAACTTGATCGTGTACGCCACCTTCACCTGAAACTTGCACAGCACGAGTTTCTGTTGATGCGTTAATGCTGATAGTCTTAACATTGTTGTCAAGAGCATTACGTAATTCCTTAACTAAAGTATTTTTCATATTATGTGATTTGTTATTTTTATCGTTTTTGATTTCTCTTTGTTCGAGATCTTTAATTTTATTGTCATATTCTCTAAGTTCAGCTTCTAAATTAGATAACTGTTCTTTCTCTGTTTCAATCTGTGACTTAAGTTCATTAAAACGTTTTTCTTCTTCTTCTGTCATTGAACGTTTCTCACCTTTACAGGTATCTACAATTGAACGGCATTCTGTCACAGCTTGATTGATAGAGTCTTTTAATTCAAGTGAATTTTTGCTCATAGTAGATTAATTCATATATTTATATGTTCTTTTATAGTTAATAATAAAATTTTTACAAAATGTTTATCATTATGTAAATAATAAAATTTTTTACAAAATGTATATTTCAATATGATTTTTTCTATTCAAATTTAGCCAATTCTTCAATTTCTTTCATTTTTGCATCCAAGTTTGAATTGATTGCTTCTAACTGTTCTGCTTCATATTGTTTCTTTGCATCCTCTAATGAACGTACATTAACATTAGTAGCAGAATATGCAGGCTTAACTGATAGAATACTAATCTCATCAATCATTCGGATTTCATCAATGTAACGATTCCATGTACCATCTTCATTTGGTTTGTTATCAAAGTGGTCTTTACCTACAATGAATCCAAATGATAATGCATCATAGTCTCTACGTTCAATTCCTTGTAATAGTTCATTTCCTTTTTCTGTATCAGGGAGATCTGTTTCAAATTCAAGACCTCTTTCAGTTACAAATAGATGTAATGAACCGTTACCATATTTTGATCTAGCAAAACAACCTTGTGATGGGTCATGATTTACATATAGTTTGATATCATTGTTGTCAATAAGATCTTGTGTTATTGCACTTCTTTGAATTGTCTCATAGAATTCACCATATATAAGCTCAGATCTTGATTCAACTGGTATAGCTAAACCTTTGATTGTTCTTGATTCAGGGTCTTTTTCAAAAGTACCTGTAAAACGTATTTCAATATTTTCCATATATTCTATTTGTTATTTTTCATAAGTAATAGTAGTGTCTCACATATCGTTATTATCAGAAGCATTAATGTTATCTTTAGTAGCATTATCTTTATTATCTGATGTTTTTGTATTCTGCTCACCTATCTGATTCTGTGATATATCAGTAAATGCAACAAATATCTTATCACCACCATCAATTGGATTAAGACCAAGTTGTTCACGTGCTTCATTTGTTGTTATGATACCACCAGAAACTAATGTCTTTAAGTAGTTTGCTTGACTTGTCTTATCTGACTTAAGTATGAATCCAGCATCTAAGTCAATGTATAATGTCTTTTCTGATGGCTTTATCAACTTACGGTTTAACTCATTTTCAATCAAAGTGATATAAGGATAAAGTGTATGCGTTACAAATTCAAGTAATGATGCTTCAATAGTTGAATATGATGAGTGAGACAAATCACCTAAAAGTACAGGATTGATATTGAAGAAACGAGCAACATCTTGTAAGTTGAATAGACGTGTATCTAATAACTGGCTATCTTTTGAATTAGAAGAAACTGGTTGATATGACATACCATTTTCAAGGATAGCCATACCTGTTCCGTTCTTACCATGTGACTGATTCCATGCATTTCTAATAGCGTTTCTTTGTTCTTCAGTAAGACGTGGAGATGTGGTTGATAATATACCTGCAACATGCATTCCTGAACTGAAATAGTCTGATGCAGCTTTTTCTGTATAGTTAGACAATGATATTGTACGGTATGCATAACTTAATATACCTCTACCCTGAACACCATTATTACTATTCTTCAATATATGAATTACATCAATTGGTTCAATACGACCAGGTCTTATATTTGTAATAAAATAGAACAATTTACCTGTTGGTTCGTCATATTGAATACTAAATGTACCATGTGGACAATATATCAAATTAATTGGTGTGCCATCTTGTCCACGTTCTATATATGCTAATCCATCTCCGTAAAGTAACATATCTGTCACTAACATTTTCATCATCATGTATTTAGTTAGCAAACAGTCATCAAAGATACGGTACAATGGGTGAGATGAAACAATTGATGTTTGGTTTTCTTTCTTAGTCTTTATGTTGATTGGTAATTCCGCAACTGAGTTTGATATGATTTCAACTGCAGCAAACACAGATGATAATGACATTGCAGGTTGTTCTTTCTGTAATATAAAATTAGATAATCCTAATCCAAAATCATAATGTGGAACTGGTTGTTGATCATTGCGTTTTTCAGATTTCCAAAAATTCCATTTCATAATGTAGAATTAATGTATTTATTAAATATAATATTTTTTATGAAATATAGTATTTTTTTACAATATAGTTGTATATAATTACACTGATATTACTTCTGGTGAATAGTTTGGACTATTAAGATATCCACCTAATGCTTCTAACATTGCAATTACTGGGTCTATCTTATTGTTTCTGTTTCCATTGGCTTTGATTGGTTTACAGTTTTCATTGAAATCAAACTTTAGCTCACAGTTATTGAATGCCCATCTAATACAAGGATTGTCATCTATGATTACTTTACCTGATTTGATTAGCATTTCTAATAGTTTAGTTGGCTTATTGAAATTACCTATTGACTGTGAGTAAGGTGATAATGGTAGTCCTTCATTTGTAGCATTGATTGCCCATTGTGTAGCATTCCATGAGTCATAATAGATTCCTTGTAATGCACAGATGCTATCTATTTTTTTCTGTTGCATCAGTATATAATCATAGTCTACAACATTACCTGATGTTATGTCAACTACATTTGTCTTATACCATTGCTCATATATGTCTGCATTGGTTGATTTTAATAATGCTTCTTTTGGTATGTAGACAAATGATTTGAATATGAACTTGTCTGGATAGAATTCTCTGTCTGGGTCAGGTGGCACCATAATTGAGAATGCAGTCAAGTCTGATGTAGCAGACAAGTCAACACCCATATAGACCATCTGATTAGAATATATTTCTATTGGAACATGTTTAGATATTCTTTGTAGATAATCCTGTTCTATCCATGTAAACTGTGACATACAGAACATATTGAAGTTCTTCGTCTTAATATCATTCTGTAATGCATTATTGTTCTTAGCACGATTTACTTCTGACTGTAGTTCTGATTTGAATACTGTCTGTCCTAATGATGGAGCACATTTATTCCAAACTGACTCATCTGTCCAATCATCAGTATCATCAAGTTCATAGATTGCTGAGAACTGTGTATCATCTTGTTTCAGACCACGAAGGATCTCTTTACATGTCTTTCTGTATTGGAAACAAGGATAGTCATCACCAACCAAGAATCCTGCAGTAGTGATTACAATTGACAATGGTTGTCTACGCATACCTTGTGAACTTCGCATTACATTATACAACTGCCATGTCTTTGCTGCATGGAACTCATCTAATATGAAACATGATGCATTATAACCATCAAGTCTCATAGATTCTGAACATAATACTTGTATTGTAGATTTTGTGTTTGGTATTTCTATTCTATTACGATATGATTTAAGGAATTTCTTCTTTGGATCAATAGAACCACAGAAGTTACTAACGTGATTGAAACCGATAGCAGCTTGTGCAGCTGAGTTTGCTACCAATTCTATTTCTGCTCCTGGTTCGTTGTCTATAAGAGCACAACAGATTGCAATTGCAGCAGCAAACGCAGTCTTACCAGCCTTACGTGCTATCATAATGAAGACGTTTCTTGTTACTCTGAAGCCTGTATCGTTGTATTTCCATCCGAATATGTTCGCTAAGCAGAACTGCTGCCATGGAAGAAGATCAAATGGTTGTCCGTTGTGTTGTCCGGTGGAATGCTTTAATTTATGGATGAACGCTATCTTATAATCAACATCAGAATAGTCAAAATAGATATCATCTCTGTCAAACCATGATAGAAATCTCTTGCATGCTAATATGATTGCTTCACATGCAACTGTTTTACCAGAGATGACATCCTTTGCATAATTAATATATATCTTATTTAACTTTTCTGTCATACTTTCAATAATGATTCGAAGTCGGCTTCTTCACTATCGAAATTCTTCATTTTTGATCTAGACATTGGAGTCAAAGCAAATGACTGTAATAGACGAACTATATGGTCTTGTGCTACATTCATTACACTGAAACTTGGATTTCTATGACCACCTTCATCTTTCTTATTATGTATGATCAAACCATTAGTATCTATATCTTGTTTAGCTTTAAGATATGTATCATAGTTATCAGCAATAAGATCTAATGAGATTCTCCAAGATTTTGGAATTTCCTTATAGTCTTGTAACAAACAGTCTATTACATTGTCCATGTATTCTTGTACCTGTTTTGGGTACTTGTTATAAATTGTCTTTGAGTTCATATTAATTAAAATTGTATTTTTATCATATAGTTAATTAAAAATAATATTTTTTTGAAAATATGTTTTCAATAATATTTTTTTACAAAATAAGAAAAAGGTAAAAAAAAGAAAACCAAAAATGTAGATCTCCATAATAGAATCTACAAAAATGATTTTCTTTTTTTTACCTTTTTATGATGTCATCTGTACTGGTATAGATCCTAGATATAATGCAGAAACGTTACGTACATTACTATTCGAATCTACATAGAATATATTGCAATCACCGATATTTACATATTTACGTTTAATATTCCAATATTGAGGTACAGTATATTTATTAACC